GTGTTATACTCCATGTGCCTCTTGGATAATATCCGTCTATTGCAGTTTGCCAATAATAATTATTCCAGTAGTATTGTTGTCCAGTTGTTATATTTGTGACATATGTAGTTTCGTTATTGGTACTACCATCCCAAATAATATCCCATTTAGATCCGTCCCACTCAACTATATCATTTGCATCTGCAACAAAATCGCTATTATCTGCATTCTTCCATGCTGCTGCACCGTCTTCATTTAAATTTAAAATATACTTGACTTCGTCGCCTGCATTGTAAGGAACATCTAATGTAATTAAGAATTTATCACCTGCATTAGAACCTGTTGCTTCTACAGCTAATCCGTTTACATAAACATTAAAACTTGTGACTGTTTCGTCACCAATACGATCTCCAAGAGAACTTGATAAAATATTAAAGTCTAAATCGGTATGGATTTTGTTATCACTGTATGTTGCTTCAAAAGTTCTATCAACTTTAAATCCTAATGGCCCTAATAATATTATACGTGTACCAACTGTCTTTACACTACTAGGATTAAAATCAATCGGATTAACAATATAATCTATTGTTCCGTCAGTTTTAGTTGGTCCTTCTATTAGAGTATTGCTAGGTAAAGTATCTGTATCCCAAACTATTTCTATAGTAAAATCATCGCCTGATTTAAGTGCAAACGTTCCTACAACTTCGGTATTTAATTCTGCTCTACGAATTCTAATTTGACTTATTCCTGGTTGAAATCTTGCAGGTAGTTCAGCTTCTAATATATTCAGCCAATTTACTTCGCCTACACGCAATTTTCGATTCAATGCAAGCTGTGCAGTTTCTTCTTGTACAATAATATCAAAGTTTCTATAACTTGTCACAAGAGGGTTGTTAAGATCCAGTCGTCCGTTTCCAACACTTGCACTACCGTTGGTCACAATTGACCCGTCTGGTAGTACAGTTGTACCACTTACTGCGCCTTGATCTGAATCTGTAGGAGGATTAAATCCTTCTAAACTAACTGTGCCTTGTTCTGTGTTGAATACACTTGTTATAATATCTGTAATAATTCCTAGTTTTTTAACTTTAGTCGGTGGCGAAATGTATATAGGTGCAGTAAAGCCAATTGTAGCAACATCAATATCATCTTGTGTTCCTACCGGTATACTTCTACTACTAAAATTTATATCTTCTAAATACAGCGTTGTTAAACTTGTCCAATCAACATAGTTGTCTGTTGTTTGAAATTCCAAGTCTGGGTTGAACAGCATAAAGATTTGTTCTAGTATTTGTAGCTTTTGCTCAGTGCTGGTGCTCCAAACATCTATGTTTATTGCCAGAGTATAAGGAGTAGGATGCAATCTTTCAACAGTATAACCCTTAGCTTGTTGAGATATATAGCTGTTAGTATCGCTGTCAAATTCTTTTTCACGTAAGTTTATTTTACTAACAAAACTACTATCACTAAGTCTTGCTCTGTCCATTTGTAAACTAGTAATATAAACACCAATACGTGGAGCACTTGGCAGCTTGTTTTCTGAATTTTCTCTTATAATACTACCGACTTGTCTTGTAATATCTCCATACATGCACGGAACTCTTGTTAAATCGCCATCGCCGTCTTGATAACTAAAGTTGCTAAACACTCTAATTATTTGCGTAAGGTATCTACGTATTTGTCCATCATAAAAAAACTGCATTAATTACTTGCCTTTGCTCTCAGTGCTTTACTTAAAGCCTGTCTTTCAATTACTTCTTCACCACCAATTGTACTTACAGTAGTATTGTTAATAAATGTGCCTTTTAGGGTATCTCTATTATCGTCTGGTGTCATTGATGTTCTTACAGAGTCTTCTATTTTACTCCAGGTATTTCCATCGTATCTAAACAATCTATTTGGAAGTAAATCAACTCTTAAAAAATAATCACCTACGGCTGCACCTGCAGGAAATCCAGTGCCTTGGCTGTATGGAGCACCGTTAGGCGGTATACCATCACCAACTAAGTATCCCAGATACCCGTTGCCATCAGGTGTGACAAAAACTGTATCACTGGTTATAGTACCGTCAACTAGTAAGTCTTGGTAGTCTGCACTAACAATTGCAACTTCGCCTCTTTCATTAACACTAAGTGTATAGAATTGTATAGTACTATAACCACTTTGATTTGCATAGCTTTCGGCTTGTGCAATTACTGCATCATTGATTTGCATTTCCTTTTCATATGTACTCAATACATCTCGAAGTGTATTTCCAGCTTCGTCGCCTGCATCTAAATCAAGTATATCTTTGTATTCTTGTGAATCCATTATTTGTTTTACTCTAACTCTATATAAATGCGGATACCATGTTTGACTAAAGCCTTCTGCTGCTCTTGTCACTTCATCAACTACATAAAATCTTTTTAATGCTACACTATAATCGTTTGCTGCATATTCGTCAATCAAATGAGGTAATTCAAATACATCACCTGGCATAATTTTTCTACCTAGTGTTTTGACACTAGAATTAATATGCATTGTCATAAACAATGTATCATTTTGTAAAAATAAACCAAACTGACTTAAATCAAAGTCTTGATCTTGTACATTATAGTGTGCTCTTACATTATAGATATCGGGATCGTATTTTCTATCTCGGTTTTCTAAAAACAATAAATCTTGTATATTAGTTTCTGCTACAGCATCATATGCTGGTTGTTCGGAAGTGGCCTCATCGGCACTTACAGATTTGGGTCCTAAATACTTGTGTATTAGTAAATCTGTTCCTCCCACTGTGAATTGTTCGTAGATTATCTTATCTAAGAAAAAGTAATCGTTTGACCTCTCCGGCCTATATAGACTTAAACGTGGCATACATATATTTATGATAAATACTGTATGGAGAACTTTGATGGTAGACAGCAACTTAGCAACACAAAAACAACAGGTATTTGATTATGTAAACGCAATGTTAGGCGGAGGCATGGTTGATGTCGAGCTTGATCCAATTCATTATGAAACAGCGTTAACTAAATCATTAACCAAATATAGACAACGTAGTGAAAACAGTGTAGAAGAAAGTTATGTCACTATAAAACTAAACCAAGATCAGAATGTTTATACCTTGCCTCAAGAAATTATTGAAGTAAGGAAAATTCATAGACGCAACGTTGGCAGTAGACTCGGCGGGCTCGGAGGCAGCGGAGGCGGTAATCCAATTTCTACACAGACTATTACTGCTACTGCTGGACAAACAGAATTAAATGTAAATTATAATTTATTATCAGTTGCTACAATCAGAGTTGAGATAAACGGAGTTGCTACTTCTGATTTCACTACCGATAGTGGACAAAATAACATAACATTGATAAATCCGTTAAATGCTGGAGATGTTGTAGGAATAAAACTTTTTCCAGAAGGTGAAAATACTGGCGGCAGTTTGTTTGAGCCATTTAATCTAGCATACACAAACACTTATTTGTTAGCAGGTTCGGGCATAGGCGGATTAGCAACTTATGATTTCTTTGCACAACAACAAGAATTAGTAGGACGTATGTTTGGTAGTTTTATAGAGTTTACATGGAACCCTGCTACAAGTAAATTAACCATACTTCAACGCCCGCGATCAGAAGAAGAAGTTATGTTGTTTTGTTATAATTATCGTCCTGATGACCAATTATTAAAAGATTACAAGTCACAGCAGTGGATTAAAGATTATACACTTGCTAGTTGTAAATACATGCTAGGCGAAGCACGTAGTAAGTTTGCTACTATTGCTGGCCCAGGCGGTGGAACATCGTTAAACGGCGATACTCTAAAGAACGAAGCAATGCAAGAGATGGAAAAGCTAGAAGCAGATTTATCTATGGCTGTAGCAGGCGGTACAGGGTATGGATTCTTAATTGGATAAAATAAAAAAAGTTATTGCTGGCGGTTGTAGCTTTACAGCAGGCTCAGAATTAAAAGATTGGGATGCACAACAGCCTAACATAGGAATTTTAAGACCTCGTAGTGATTTTACATGGGCTAATTGGCTACAGAAAAAAATATACAAAAACGCAACTGTAGACAACACAGCTATTCCTGGTAGCGACTACGGCGGATGTGTTAGGCGTGTAATTTTTCAAACTAACAAAATGTTAAAAATATATAAACCTGATGAAATAGTTGTTTGTATTATGTGGACAAGTATTTTACGTAGGGAATATCCAAGAGTATCTCCAATTGATACAGAAACACTTAACGACGACGAAGATAGATTTTTTAGTTCGCTTCCTTCAGATGGAGACGGTTTAAAGAGTTATTGGTCAATTAGATCAGGAATAGAACGCAGACAATATATTTCCGACGAGCATTTAGCTCGAACACTTATTGAGTTTTATACAAGACGTGCAACTGCGGATAATCATATATATTATCCTTTACAACAATTAGAATATCTTACCAGTTGGTTAAAAATGCACAATGTTAAATTTTATTACACATGCGCTTTTAATGATTTATTAAGTCTTGAACATCATCAGCCTAATGTGTTTTATGAAGATATGAAACAAAGATTAGATTTAAAAAATATTGTGCATACAGAAGACAATCAAGGTTTCTATGACTGGGCCAAAAAACACAATTACAAATGTGGAGAAACAGACCATCCATTAGAAGCAGCACAAGAAAAATGGGCTGATTTATTTTCTAAATACATAGTTGACAAAAACAAAACTATATAGTATAGTTAGTGTATGCGTAAGAAAAAGTTATTAGTAATAGGACACGGCCGCCACGGTAAAGATACTGTGTGCGAGATCCTACGAGACAAATACAACTATACATTTGAAAGCAGCAGCAAGTTTTGCTCAAAGTTGTTCATCTACAATGATCTAAAAGACAAGTATGGATACGCCGATGAAGATGAGTGTTATGCTGACAGACATAATCACAGAGCAGAATGGTATAATGCTATCTGCGATTATAATGTTCCTGATGCAGCGACTCTAGGTAGAGAAATGTTTGCTGCTTACGATATCTATTGTGGGCTACGCAACAAGCGTGAATTCTTTGCAATGCAAAATACTGGAGTGTTTGATTATTGTATTTGGGTTGATAGATCAGATCACTTGCCTAGCGAGTCTAAAGACAGCATGAGCCTAGAACATTGGATGGCAGATTTTACAATTGATAACAATGGAACATTGGATGATCTTTGGTTTAATATTGAACAGCTAATAACACATTTGCATAGATAACTACGCACTTAACCCCTTAAAAAGCCCGTTTTCCACCAGATCTGCTAAATAATACTATAATAGCAATGTTTAGGAGAACAACAATGGCATTAACATCACCAGGTGTAGAAGTCCAGGTTATTGACGAGAGTTTTTATACTCCAGCAGAACCGGGTACAGTACCTATTATATTTGTCGCTACAGGCGAGAATAAATTAAATGGTGCCGGAACAGGAATTGCTCCTGGTACCACTAAAGCAAATGCTGGAAAACCTTACCTACTTACTTCACAGCGTGAACTTGTAGATACTTTTGGTGATCCATCATTTTATGTTGATAATAACAACAACCCAATCCACGGCGGGGAACAAAACGAATATGGTCTTCAGGCAGCATATTCTTACTTAGGTGTAAGCAATAGAGCATACGTAGTACGTGCAGATGTCGATCTCAATGCAATCAATGCAAGTGCAACTGCAACTACTGCTAATCCAGCAGATGGAACATATTGGTTAGATACTGCTAACAGCAGATACGGAATTTTTGAATGGAATGGCAGTGCTGTTTCAGTAAGCAACACTACAGGGCAAAGTTTTACAAACAAAACACCTGTCGTAATTACAGACTCAACTAAAGTAGTTGGCAGTGGTGATTACACACCGAAATCAAGTGTTGGATCAATAGGAGATTATGCTCTTGTTGTTCTTACAACTGTTCCAACATTATATTATAAAAACACATCAGGTAATTGGGTTGTAGTAGGAAGCGGAGATTGGAAAGCAAGCTGGCCTTCAATCACAGGAACAGAAAATGTATCTGGAGACGTATTTACAGCTAGTGATAACTTTACTGTTAATGATTCCGAAGGCGTACAAATCTTTACATTTGTATTAACTGGAGCTACTGCATCATCGTTTGTGACTGATTTTACTACAGCCGCAGCAGGAACTGGTATATCAGCAGCCGTTGTAAACAACAGAATTGAAATTTACAATGACGGTTCTGTGCATGATGCATTTCAGCTAGGTGGCACAGGTACAGTATTAACTGATGCAGGTCTTGCAGGTGCAGTAAATTATGCTGCTCCTAAGTTGCAAGCAAGTGCGCATACTAGTGTTCCTCTTTATAAAACTGGTGACGAAGGAAGACCAACTGGTAGTATATGGGTTAAAACAACTACTCCAAATGCCGGTGCAAACTGGAGTGTAAAAGTATGGAATGATGATACAGAGTTATGGGATACATCAAGTGCTCCAATTTATGGATCAAATCATGCAGCAATTTGGAGTATGGACTTGTCAGGTGCAGGTGCAAATCTTACAACTGCAAATCTTTACATTCAAACCAATACAACTGAAGCAGCAACAAACTTGGCAGATTTTACAATCTTCAAGCGTAATGCATCAGGCGCAACAACAATTACAAGTTCTGCTATTACAGCAACTACATTTATATCAGGAACAGGCAATTTTACAATCAGTGAAAGTGTAAAAGGCAGTGCAATGATGAGTACGCCGGTCACGGTAGTATGGTCACCAGCTGGTGAGATTGCTGATGCTGATGCACTAGCAGGTGCAATTAATGCAGCAGGTTTAGCTAACGTAAGTGCAAGTATTGTGTCAGGTAATAAAGTTGTTATTGAACATGCAACAGGCGGCGAAATTAGAATTGTAGATACAAATACAAAACTTGTTTCAGCTTTCCCAGCATGGAATTATACTAATTCTACAGGCACTGCAAACTTGTACGACGATCCAACTGGCGCTGCAAATAGTTATGTAGCAAGTCTTTGGAAAGAACTTACATATACAGCAAGCGACGATGCGCCAACTGCACTAGCAGCAGATGGCTCACTATGGTACAGTAGCGTAATTGACGAAATTGATATTATGGTACACGATGGTACAAACTGGAAGGGTTATGTAAATGAATATGCAGACTCAGATCCAGCAGGCCCTACTGTAAGTGCTACTGAACCAGAAGTACAATCAGATGGTAGTGCATTGGTCACTGGAGATATTTGGGTAAGCACAGCTGACTTAGAAAACTTTCCAACAATTTACAAGTACAATGCTACATTAAGTAGTTGGGTAGAAATTGATAAAACTGATCAAACTACTGAAAATGGTGTAATATTTGCAGATGCACGTTATAACACAGCAGGCTCAAATAGTGGCTCAGCTGGCGATATTGCAGACTTACTAGCTAGTGATTACTTAGACCCAGATGCACCAGATCCTGCACTATATCCAAAAGGTATGTTGCTTTGGAATCTACGTAGAAGTGGATTTAATGTAAAACGTTTTGAACGCAGCTATATTGATGTAGCAGCTGAAAATACAAGAGCAGACGACGAATCAATGGCAGCGTACTATCCGCATCGTTGGGTGACTGAATCAGCTAATGAAGCAGACGGTTCGGGAAGTTTTGGACGTAAAGCACAGCGTAAAGTTGTAGTACAAAAACTACAAGCAATGCTAAACGAAAACCAAGATATTCGCGATGATGAATCACGTATCTTTAACTTGATTGCAACACCAGGTTATCCAGAACTAATTGGCGAAATGATCACACTAAACTATGACAGAGGCCTAACAGCATTTGTTATTGGTGACTCACCGATGCGTTTAACATCAGATGCAACTTCGCTTAACGAATGGGCAACCAACGTTAATACAGTTGTTGAAGATAACGATAACGGTCTTGTTAGTAGAGATGAATACTTAGGTGTTTATTATCCAAGTGGCTTTACTAGTGACAACGCAGGCAACAACATTGTTGTTCCAAGTTCGCACATGGTACTACGCACATTTGCACTTAACGACCAAGTTGCTTATCCATGGTTTGCACCAGCAGGTACAAGACGTGGCGGAGTTACAAACGCAAGTTCAACTGGTTATATCAACGGCGAAGGTGAATTTGTTGCAACAGCACTAAACGAAGGTGTAAGAGATACATTGTATGCAAACAATGTAAATCCAATTACATTCTTAACAGGTGCAGGACTTGTTGTATTTGGACAAAAAACTCGTGCAAGAAATGCAAGTGCATTGGATCGAATTAACGTTGCAAGACTTGTAGTATTCTTACGTAGTCAGTTAAACACATTAGCAAAACCATACTTGTTTGAACCAAATGATAAAATCACTCGTGATGAAATCAAACAACAAGTTGAAAGTCTAATGGTAGAACTAGTAGGACTAAGAGCACTATTTGACTTCTTGGTTGTGTGTGACGAAACAAACAACACACCGGCAAGAATCGATAGAAACGAGTTGTATGTAGATATTGCTATTGAACCAGTAAAAGCAGTAGAATTTATTTACATTCCACTACGTATTAAAAACACAGGCGAAATCGCAGGGTTATAATATCATAATGTAGGGGGTAAAATAAAAACCCCCTACAAATGATAAATACTTGTGTATTAAGGAGAAACAATAGATGGCAATCTCGACTCTATTAAATTTAACAGTTCCATTAGCAAACGACACTACTTCTAGTAGTCAAGGTTTACTTATGCCAAAACTTCAGTATCGCTTTAGAGTGACACTAGAAAACTTTGGTATTAGTGGGAACACAACAGAATTAACAAAACAAGTTATTGATGCAACTAGACCAAACATTCAGTTTGATCCTATTCAATTAGATGTCTATAACAGTAAAATTATGATGGCAGGTAAGCATACATGGCAAGCTGTCACTATTAATTTACGTGATGACATTAACGGTAATGTGCAAAAACTAGTTGGTGAACAACTACAGAAACAATTTGACTTTTTTGAACAAGCAAGTGCTGCTACCGGTCAAGACTATAAATTTACACAACGTATTGAAGTCTTAGACGGCGGCAATGGAGCAAATACTCCACAAGTACTAGAAACCTGGGAACTTTATGGTTGCTATTTGAACAGTGTTGATTACGGCAGTATGGCATATGGTACTAATGATGCAATGCAAGTTGCATTAAGTATTACATATGATAATGCAGTACAGCTCAATGTTGGAGTAGGAACACCAAACAACTTCCAAGATAGAAACAGTGAAACAGGCACAGGTGCTACAGGCGGCGCAGCTCTTTAATACTTAAATGAGATTGCATCAATGAAAAGGAGTCGAAAGGCTCCTTTTTCTTTATATACTCAGTTTAAAATAAAGATAAATACTGTATGGCAACAAATAGTTTTTACGATAACTTCAGCAGTTTAGATAGTGGCAAAGGCATAGTCGGTGATTTTGCTCATGCGTCTGCATTATATAGACGAAATAACTTTAGACTTGCACCTAAAGTTAAATTTCTTTATCATGTTGTAGTAGATGTAAACACTACGGCACTTGGCGTATTAGGCAACAGTGTTTTTAGTCTGTTAAACAAACGTGAATTTAACTTGCTTGCAAACGCAGCCGATTTACCGAGATACAGTATTCAAACTGAAACTTTAAATCAATACAATAGAAAAAAAGTAATTCAAACTCAACTTCAATATAACGAGGTTAATATCGATTTTCACGATGATAATGCAGGGCTTACTAGTTTATTATGGGAAGCGTATTACAGATATTATTATCAAGATGGCAACTATACTGATCAAGGTAGTAGACCTAGAGCATATCAAACTAAATTATATGATACAGATATAGCAAATACATACAGGCATGGCTTTAATAGAAGACGACCAACTGACATACCGTTTTTTAATAGTATTACAATTCATCAATTACATCCTCAAAATAAAGAAAGTACTTTTACAAGTTTTACACTTGTAAATCCTATTATTACAGAATGGCAACATGACAGAGTTGATCAAGCAGATGGATCTGGTGTAATGCGTAATTCAATGAGACTTGCATATGAAAGTGTGTTGTATGACAGAGAACTTACTAGTCCTGATAAAATACAAAGTTTTGGAGATATACAACACTACGATACAGTACCAAGCCCGTATAATAGTGTTAGTACAAATAGCATAGCAAAAGATTCCGATGATAATACTTTTTGGGGATCTATATTTACTGATTTACTAGTAGGTATTGTTAACCTTACCGACTTTAATTCTCAACAACGACAAAGTCAACTGCCAAATAATGTAAGACAAATTGGTCAAACAACGCTGCCTCCAGCTACAAATAGAAACTTCTTTCCAAGTTCTGTAAACCCAAACAGTGTCACAACAGCACAGCCTGTTAACACAGCATCTCAAAATTTTAATATTAGTAATCAACAGTCTTCGAGAGAAATAAACAATAATCAAAAACGTCTAGCAGACTTTGCAAAAAGTCTTACAACTACACAATTATCTACCTATACAGGAAGAAACATACAAGAATCAAAACAGTTTTATGATTCACTATCACCTAATGTAAAATTTCAGATAGAGCAGGCAGCAGCAACAGAATCTAGCACACAAGGATTTGTTAGTAGATTAAACGAAATAGGAATTTTGTAATGAGCAGTTATGCAGATGAAGAAAAATCGCAAAAGCAAGACAGTGGTAAAGAAGTTAGACAATTATTTGATAGGTATTTTACCAAGCAAATTAGTTTAACTAGTAATGAAGTTGATACTGTTGTAGGATTTTTTACAAAAAGAAAGTTTACAAAAGATGCAGCAATTGCAGTATCTACTGTAATATTACAACAAGCCAAATCAGAAAATAAAAAAGTATTTGAAATTGTTGACACACTTGAAGGATTAGATGAAGTCCAATTAAGTAGGCTAGTAAGTGCTATCCTTAATAATAACAGAAGCAGAATAAGTGCATTAGGTTATAAAAACGATTATGCAACTCAAACTACAGAGAATAGAAATGTGAGACTGTAATGGGACGCTTTGCACAGGGCAAGTTTACACTAAAAAACCCTGACAAATATATAGGTGGCCGAACTCCAACATATCGTAGTAGCTGGGAATTTGCTTTCATGCGCATGTGTGATCAAAATGATAACATATCAAAATGGGCAAGTGAATCAATAAAAATTCCGTATAGAAATCCTTTTACAGGAAAACATACAATATATGTTCCAGACTTTTTTATAGTATATAATGACCGTACTGGAAAACAACATGTAGAATTAATTGAAGTTAAACCTGCAAATCATACTTTTAAAGAACAACTAGGTAATAGTAAACATAATAAAGCACACTACGTATTAAATCAAGCTAAGTGGGGAGCAGCAAAGCACTATTGTAAACAAAAAGGCATGGTGTTTAGAGTTGTCAACGAAGGAGATATTTTCCATCAAGGCAAACGTAGATGAAAATATACGAACAAACATTTCCTTGGAAACACTGGATAATAGATAATTTTTTAGATAAGTCTGATGTTGCAAAACTTTCATATGTTGCTCATAAACATATTCAAGAAAATAACAGTAAATTTCATTACACCGTTGATAGTTTACAAGATCCATATAAACAAGTATTATCAAGTGCTATAGAAAAAATGCCAGATGTAATTAAGAATTTAAATTATACATCGCCTAGAAAATATAAAAAAATATATGCACTTGGACATTTAGCTGTTAATCCTGCTAATTATAGTTTCCAGCCTCATTGCGATGATGAAACAAAAATATGGACATTTGTGACATACATAGGACCTAACAAAAGCACAGGAACGTATGTAATGACAGATATGAATGAAAATAATAAAATAGAAATTCCTTGGATGCCAGGTCGGTGCTTAGTTTTTGCAGGAAATACTGGCGAAACATGGCACAGCTATACTAGTAGCAACGACTGGCGTGCAACTATAACCGCTTATATGAACACCAATAAAAATTGGGGTAAATAAAGTAAGCATATAATGGAAAAGTACTATGACTAAAAAACTAGAAGACATGTTAAATCTTCCTGATAATAAAGATCTTAATGAAGAAGAAAATATTGCTCCTGTTGTAGAACACGAAGACACATTTAGAGATATTGCAGAGTTTGACAAAATCTCTGATGCCTTGCCTGCTGTAAAAGGGCTAGGCGATATGGCAGACAAAGAACTCAACGAAGTTGCAAATAAAGCCATGACTGCATATGACGATTTAATGGATCTTGGTATGAACGTTGAAAGTCGCTATAGCGGTAGAGTGTTTGAAGTTGCTGGCACAATGTTAAAAACCAGTCTAGATGCTAAAGTTGCAAAACTAGACAAAAAACTTAAAATGGTAGAACTACAACTTAAAAAAGAAAAAATGGATAGAGACAGCGGACCAGGCGGAGATGGCGACATTGTAAACGGCGAAGGTTATGTTGTGTCTGATAGAAATAGTTTATTAGAGCGCCTAAAAGGCATAGATAAAGATAAATAGTAATATAATTTAGGATACGTCGATGAAAAATTTTGCTGATTATTTAACAGAATCAAAAAGAACATATGAATTTAAAATTGGCATCGCAGGTGATCAGCCTGATGGATGCGAAGATATAATTGAAACAGGATTATCAAAGTTTGGTATTTCCAAAATGTCAACCGGTAAAAAAACACCAATTCAGGAACGTCCTTTAGATTTTCCGCAATTAGAAAATACAGAAGTTTATTACTACGAAGTAGAACTTACTTACCCTACAACTGTACAAGTTTTACAAGAATACTTAGGCAGTGTATGCGGTATTCCTCAAAGTCATATTATTGTACGTAATCCAAATGAGCCACAAGAATTATATCAGCAAGAAGACTCCAGTGAAGAATATGTATCCAAACTAACACAGGAAGATTTAGGCGGCGAGTCAGCACAAGAAGACGCAGGACCAGATCGTGTTATGAACTTGTTGAAAGAATTAGAAACAGCACGTAAAGACCGAGGCAACGATTATGTAGGCGAAACACCTTCAGGTGAAAGTAAAGATATCGGCGATACTGAAAATACAAAAAGCCCTATAGGAGCCTAACATGAAAATATCTGAAGTAAAAGTTATTAAAGAAGCAGCACCAACTAGATTTATTCCAACACACTACGGTGGACCAGGAGGCATGAATAATGTCATGCTACACACAGATGGCAATCTTTATTTTCAAAAACAAAGAGATGATGGCGCCGGAAGAGAAATAGTAAGATGGAACGGCAACCCAACAGGTGAAGGATTTTTTGGTAAATGGAACCCTGCAACTATTAAAGGTACAATAGTTGACGGACAGCGAGTTCCGTATCCAGCAGGAACAAACTTTAGTAATGCACCAAGAGCAGCAGCACCAGCAGCAGCACCAGCAGCAGCACAGCCAGCAGCAGCAAATCCTACACCAAATACTAATATTACAGGTACAACAACAACACCTAATGGTAATTTACGTAATGGTAGCAGAGGGCCAGATGTAAAAAGTATTCAGCAATCATTGGGCATGGCAAGAGATGAACAAGATGGCATATTTGGTCCAAAAACAGAAGCAGCAGTCAGAGCATTTCAACAAGAAGCTGGAATTCAAGTTGACGGTGTAGTTGGCCCAGAAACTAGAGCAGCATTAATGGATAGACTTTCATCGCAAACTTCTCCAGCACCTGAACCTGACACAGCACCAGAGCCAGAAGCAGCACCTGATCCTGACACAGCACCTGAACCGCCAAGAACCGCAGATGCAGATGAGACTCCTCCACCAGAAGCAGATTTTGGTGCTGGCGCAGAACCAACAAGCAGACTAGATACCAAAGGTGAAACACCAACAGCAGAACCTGAAGAACCTACAGAACCTGCTCCAAGTGGACGTGTGGCAGCAGACACTATTAGAGATAGGTTGTCTCCAGGAGCTCAAGAAAAATTTGATGATCAAATAGAAGAATTTGATGGCGACCTTTTTAGAATGTTAGTTGATGCAAAAAATCAAGCAGATGACTTTTGGCAAAGAGGTGAGTGGAGAGATTTTTACGAAGAAGTATTTGGTATTACAGTAAGTGGCGGCAGAGTAACAGACAATCCACGTGCAGGTATAATTGATATTAATTCAATTCCTCGAATGCCTAGAGGCAGAGGAGCAGCCAATGCAGATACCGGAGCATTGCTTTCAAGAATAAAATACAAAACAATTGACGATATGGAAGAGTCAAGGATATTAGATCTAGCAGGAGTAAATATGAAAAAGAAACTAGACGAAGCAAGCATCAACATTAACGGTGCAGATGCAAGCGAAGTAGCAGAAATACTCCGCATGATGCAATTAGCAGGTGCAGATGGTGCCAAAATGGTAGAGCCGGATGATATTAATCCTGGTCCTAAGCCTTGTCCAATTTGCGGTAAAATGCATGGACCAAGTCAGCCAATGGGAGGCTGTGGTAGTAAACCAAGCGAACCAGAAATGGGCGATATGATTCGTTTAATGGCACCTGAAGAAGAAATGGCACAAGAAGACATAGACGGAAACTTTGCCGATGCAACTACAGAACCAGATGACGAATACATGAGATCAAATGCAGGTGATGTTAGTGATGCAATACCAGCAGGAAACGACTTGCATAAAGAAAAAGGATCGTATCCGGCAACAGCAGGCGGTGATAACCCTATGAACACTGAAGGTGAAGATTTAGAAGAAACAATCAAATCACAATTGCTTGCAGCATTAGCTAAAAGAAAACAGTAATACATCCCCCCAACTCAATAGCGTCTTCGGGCGCTATTTTTTTGGTTAAATACAATATGGCAGCATCATTAGACGGCGTCTTAATCAAAAAGGCGAATAGAAAAGAAACATTTACAGAAGAACAAATAGCAGACCTTTTGGCCTGCATGGATCCGGATACAGGATACTTACATTTTTCTCGTAAGTTTGCTTATATACAACACCCAACTAAAGGCAAACTACTGTTTGATCCTTATGAATATCAGCTAGGGTTAATGGATAGTTATCATAGTTTTAGATTCAACATTAATATGATGCCTAGACAAACAGGTAAGACTACATGTGCAGCAATCTATCTAGCATGGTTTGCAATGTTTAATCCAGATCAAACTATTCTTATTGCTGCACACAAATACACAGGTGCGCAGGAGATTATGTCACGCATACGTTTTGTGTACGAAACTTGTCCAGATCATATTAGAGCAGGTGTCACAAGTTATAACAAAGGCAGTATTGAGTTTGAAAATGGAAGTCGTATTGTAAGTCAAACAACAACAGGCAACACAGGACGTGGTATGAGTATTTCGCTATTATACTGTGACGAGTTTGCATTTGTTATGCCTAACATTGCAGAAGAATTTTGGACTAGTATTTCGCCTACACTAGCAACTGGTGGTCGTGCTATTATTACTAGTACACCTAACAGTGACGAAGATACATTTGCTACTATTTGGAAACAAGCAGAACAAAAGTTTGACGAACATGGTGAAGAACAAGATGTAGGCATAAACGGATTTCATAGTTTTATTGCAGAATGGCACGAGCACCCAGACAGAGACGAAGCGTGGAAAAAAGAAGAAATTGGCCGGATTGGTGAAGAAAAATTCCGTCGAGAATATGGTTGTGAATTCTTAGTATTTGACGAAACACTAATCAATAGTATTAAACTTGCATCTATGGAAGGCAAGGATCCTATTATAAGAATGGGACAAGTGCGTTGGTATAAAAAACCTGATGCAAAAAAATCATATGTAATAGGATTAGATCCTAGTATGGGCACTGGCGGAGATTATGCAGCAATACAAATTATAGAATTGCCCACATACGAACAAGTTGGAGAATGGCAGCATAATACAACTGCAATACCAGGACAAGTTAGAGTACTTGCAGATGTATGCAAGTATCTTGCAGATGAAATGAAAACGTCTAGCAACATATATTGGAGTGTTGAAAACAACGGTATTGGCGAAGCAGCCTTATTAGTAATCAATGATTTTGGAGAGGAAAATATTCCAGGATTGTTTATAAGTGAACCTATACGAAAAGGTCACGTAAGAAAATTTAGAAAAGGCTTTAATACAACGCACAGTAGTAAAACAACTGCATGTGCAAGACTAAAAACAATGGTCGAAAATGATAAACTTACTGTACGCAGCAAAGCACTACTTAGTGAGTTAAAAGCATACATTGCATCAGGTAGTAGTTTTCAAGCAAAACCCGGACACCACGATGATTTAGTTAGTAGTCTTTTACTTACACTTAGAGTAATGACAGTAATGAAGGATTGGGATCCAGCAGTGTATAATACCTTTAGTCAAATTGAGCATGAAGAAGATTACGAAATGCCAATGCCGATCTTTGTTAGTAGCAGTTATTGATAAATAGTATACAATGAGAAATTTAAACGTAGTAGCAGAACAACTTTTTAATGAAATTAGAGGACGCTTTCCTAGTGTCACTATCGGTGACGGCGACGGTAATGTCACAAATGAGCCAGCTATGGCCCGTTTTTATGAATTTGATTTCAAAAGTTTAGGAAATACATTAGGTAAAATTAGTGTCACATTAGATGAAAAGTCTGGTGTCACAATTATGTATAATAAAGATTTTACCGAAGAAGTAGGTTATACAGAACAAGAAGAATGGTACAATTTTTTAAAAGGTGTACGAGTATTTGCAAAAAAGCGTTTACTAAATTTTGAAGTTAGAGATATTAATAAGAGTAACTTTACTCAAAGAGATTATAGCTATATGGCAACAAATCGCGGAGAAACAAAAATGAATGAATCAGCATTACGTGGAACTAATAAAACAAGTTATCAACGTATTGGTAATGCTAAATTAAGTATTAGGCATACGGGTAATATAGAAGAAGGCGAAAGCAGAACTAAAAAAATTGGATCTCTTTTTGTAGAAAATGCACAAGGTGAAAAATTTAAATATCCTTTCAAACATCTTGCAGGTGCAAGAGCAATGGCTGTTCATGTTAGTGAAGGCGGGCATCCGTTTGATGACTTTGGCAAACATATTACAAGCATGAGTGAAGAACTTTCAAATCTCCGCAAGTTCAAAACATACATGGGTCGTAGTAGTGTAATGGCAGAAAGTTTATCTGAGCATATGGAAACTGTAAATGAACGAATTGCAACTGTACGTAAAACTGTTCAAAGTCTCCAAAAGTCATCAAATTATACAAAAGCATTTGAAAATTTTGAACCAACTGAAAAAACAGTTGTGCCAGAGGATATTGCAGATAGTTGGATTGATCAATTAACAGTAAAACAATTTAACGAAGAACTAAAAGATGTGTTTCCATACATTTATAATTTAATCGGCGAAACTTCTAAACCTACAGAATTAAACTTTGACGATATAGTAATTGAAGCAAGAGTTGACGAAGCTCTACCTGTTATTATAGGTTTACTAGGACTTGCTGGTGCAGCAGGATATGCAGCATATAAAAAATTAGGTGCTGGAAATAGTCCATTAGGACAAGCACTAAAACAAGCAGCTGATAATGGCGATACAGAAGCAGCGGAATATTTAAAAAACTTAGGCGCATTAGTAGATGGTGGCGATTCGAGAACATTGCAAATGCTAAAGTTTAGATATATGGACGAACCAGCATCAATGAATACCGAGTCACAAATTGATGTAGCATTTGATAAAATGTTAGGTCAGTTTGCAGATAACTTTAGTGCGCAAGTTGAAGGTTCTTCAGAAAAGCGTTGGAAGCAAACTTCAATGGATCCAAAAGCCGCAATACTAAAGTTTGGTAAAGATAATGTAAAGATTAAAAAGGGCGGCCTTAACAACGGCGACGATATGGTATCAGTATTAACTGATGACGAAACAGACGAAGGCAATGCATACTCAGGTGCTGTAGCAAAAGCCAAAATGAATGGCAAGAAAAAAGGTGACACAATTCCTCATCCAGATAAAGACGAAGATGATATTGTAATCGAAAAAGAAAAAACACCATTAGGCGAATTTATTCTAAGTTATTTTGATAGACAAACAGGCAAGTTTCCAAAAGGCGAAACAGCAGTATTGACCAGTGTAGAGAAAGACTATGGTGATCAATATATCAAGCCAGCAAGTCAGTTCATAGAACGTCTAGGCCAAGCGTATACAAAATACCAACAGAAAAAACTAGGCGAAGTAGAAGTAGAAGAAAACTTTTTAAGTCGCATGATTGGCGCCCAAGGTGTAAAACCCGACGACTTTGTGAAAAAAGCAATGAAAATTTCTCAAAGATACGAAAACCTTGCATTTAAAAATAAAATAGCAAGTGATCCCAATCGTCCATTCAATGGACAACAAGGCGGCAAATTCTTGCTAGAACTCTATATGGAGTTAATCAATATGAGCAGAGAAATCCAAAAAATGGGCGGTGGCAACAAAACAATGAAAAACGCTCAACAGCAGATGAGCTTGATTAAGCAAGCAATGGCAGGTTCAGTTGATAATCCTCATGCAGCAAGACTAATGAAAGCTGCTAGATACGAACCCAAATTCATTATTGATTTTGTAAAGCAAGATATACAATCTATGGGTGAATCACAAGATAACGAATCTCAAGATATTCTAAAGTTAGCTGGTTTAAATTAATCAGCTAACTATTTGAAAATATTGTCAAAATAATAGTTGACAAGTCATAACTAACAGTGTAGTATGTAATAGTGCTACACACAAACAGGCACAAGAGCAATATTAGTTGTTCTAACATAGGCATAACATATAGGAGAAAAGGCACTATGGCATCATTAGCAGAAATCCGAGCAAAGCTCAAAGAACAAGAAGCCGGCGCAGGCGGTCAACGCACAGGCGGAGGCGACAACGCAATTTACCCATTTTGGAATATGAAAGAAGGCGAGCAAGCAACGCTACGTTTCCTTCCTGATGGCGATCAAGACAATACTTTCTTTTGGAAAGAGCGTTTGATGATCAAACTTCCATTTAGTGGAGTAAAAGGAGACACAAGTTCTCGTCCAGTACAAGTACAAGTTCCGTGTATGGAAATGTATGGCGAAAGCTGCAACATTCTACAAGAAGTACGTGGCTGGTTTAAAGATCCAAGTCTTGAAGATATGGGTCGTAAGTATTGGAAGAAACGTTCATACATCTTTCAAGGGTTTGTGACTGAAGATCCAATTGGTGAAGAAGCACCAGAGAATCCAATTCGACGCTTTATTATTGGTCCACAAATTTTCCAATTGATCAAAGCAGCCTTAATGGATCCAGACATGGAAGAATTGCCAACAGATTATACTGCTGGTGTAGACTTCCGTTTGTCAAAAGGTACTAAGGGCGGATACGCAGATTACGGCGCAAGTAATTGGGCACGTAGAGAGCGTCCACTTGGTGATGCAGAGATGGCAGCAGTAAATACACACGGCTTGTTTAATCTCAATGACTTCCTTCCTAAAAAGCCAGACGAAGTGGCACAGAAAGTTCTTGCAGAAATGTTTGAAGCAAGTGTTGATGGCGAAGCATATGATCCAGATCGTTGGAGTAATTACTTCCGTCCAGCAGGCATGGCAGCACGTACAGGTGATCCGCAAAAAGCAGCATCACCACAAGCAACTGCTGTAAGTCAGAGTGCACCAGCACCAACACCAACACCAGTAGCTGAAACTACAACTGATACAGGTTGGCAAGAACCTGCTCCAGCAGCAGCACCAGCAGCAGCAGAAGCAGCACCAGCAGAAGGTGGCGCCCAAGACATTCTAGCAATGATTAGAGCACGTCAAGGTTAATAACACAACTAAAGTGGGTTGCATTTATAAATTGCAACCCATATTGTATTTGGCTTTTTAGGAGAATTTAATGGCTAGTAAAACATTCGATCCAACGAAGTTCCGTAATTCGTTGACAAAATCTATTACGGGTATGAGTGCAGGCTTTAACGATCCAACAGACTGGATCAGCACAGGCAACTTTGCACTCAATTACTTGCTAAGTGGAGACTTTACTAAAGGTATTCCGCTAGGTAAAGTAAGTGTATTTGCAGGAGAATCGGGCGCAGGTAAAAGTTATATTGTGTCTGGTAATATTGTAAAGTACGCACAAGATCAAGGCATCTTTGTTGTTCTTATTGACAGTGAAAACGCACTTGACGAAACATGGCTACAAGCACTAAAAGTAGATACAAGTGAAGACAAACTACTAAAACTTAACATGGCAATGATTGATGACGTTGCTAAAACAGTTAGTACGTTTATGGAAGACTACAAAGCAATGGCGGAAGAA